CCTTTGAGCATGCGCCCACCATCCGAATAGCCGCCAAGATCAGCCAGACCGCCATGTGCATATTGCGCACGATAGTAGTTGGGTGTTGCAGGTTCGTAACCAGAGTATGCGCCAGCGTTGAAAGTGGATTTGTACTTTGGTTTTTCGTAGGGTTTGGGTTTATTTAAGTAGTTGACCAGTGCGTTTGCGCCCATTGCCATAGACAAGGGGTTTTTCTTTGCATAATCCAAACCTTGATTGAACAAACTTTGAAGCCCACCAGTTTCGGGGGGTGCGGCAGCATCGGGGCGCGGGTATGCCGTGTTGTTTACATACTCATAAGGTTCAGGTTGACCCCCCATTACTTCGTTCATTGCCGACTTTGCGGGTTTTAGTTGTTCTGCAACTTGTGTAGGAAACCTGTCTGCACCGGGAGGCACGTTCATTGCAGATTGCGTTGGGCCAAAAGGAGACGAGTTTGTACCCGGCCCCTGCATTGCATCAGTAAACCGAAGATTGTTTGGATCAACAGGAGGTTGCGGTTGTATGGGAGGTGCCGCAGTAGGCGCAGCAGGTGGTGTCGCAGGAGGCCCAAAATTGGAAGGTGGTATATATGGTTCGCCCGGCGGCACAATGTTAGGCACAGAAGGGGGTAGTGGCGATAGTGGTGTGCTTGGAATTGCTGGGGGAGGTGTTACAGGAGAAGCTGTTGCACTGACAAGCTGTTCAAGACCTGTAGGAGCGTTACCCGCAACTTCTTTTGCCAAAATTTCAATGCCGCTTGCTGAACCAGCGCCTGTACCAACACCTGCACCAAGACTGTTAATGCCGCCGTAGCCTCCCATTTGTGCAGCTGATACCGGTGCGCCCCCATTTGCGCCTATGGCTTGAAGCACCGACTGGTTTGTAGCGGCATTGGTGGCAGTAGATGTGGCAGTGTTTACTGCGGCTTGTCTTGCGGCTTCAGCCGCAGCTTGTTCAGCGGCGGCTTGTGCAGCGGCTTGTGCGGCGGCTTGTTGAGCAATTTGTTCCGCAGTCATTTCTGCGACGGTTGTACCAACGGCTTCTTCTACCAACACTGGTGCGGCTGCAAATGACATATCAAACCCCTCTTCTCATTACAACAAGCCCTTGCTTGCGACTTAGTTCTTTGAAGCCAAACATGGCTATCAACTTCTGTGCTTTGACATCGTTTTCAAAGGGTGTAGCATACACTTCCTTGTAACTTTTGTCTCTTAAAAATGGCAAGATTTGTTCTGCCAAAATGCTTTTGTACCGCTTGAACTTGCTGGGAGTCCATGCCCCCGGATTAAAATGCAAATGCAAGGCCGCTTTTGTCCGGTTAACCACGAAGTCACACCCAACGCAAATATCTGCATCTTCGTATAGCTTTTCTCTTACAGGCTGCATCATGTTGAGAGCGCCGATACAAATGAAAGTGTTGCTACAACGGACTGGGTGGCTGGTTTGGTTGGCGATCCAGACGCGGGATAATATTGAATTGTTACAGCAGCGTTGGTTGTTGACCAGTAAATTTCTATGTACTGCCCCGCCGTCATGCTTACAAAGTAGTTCCACCCGTAGATAGAATGAAATGGGTCGCCAACACCTTTTCTAGCGGGCATACCAACGATTCCAGTAGAACCAGTAATGTCTACCCCATTTTGCTTAAGCCAAATAAAAACATCTTGGGATGCGTTATCTGTATTTTCTAGTTGAACGCTAAATTGAAGGTTGTATATACCAGCATTGGCTACAGTAATCTTGGATGATGATATAGATACTTCGTTGGAAAAGTCAGTTGTATCCAACGTCATCAGGGTGGCTGTGTTGGCTGTTGTGGTTTGATCTACACCGCTTGAAAATGCCCCGTAGGGAAGCCGAAGATACCTGCCACCAGACTCTCCCAGCAATGCTCCTGTCAATCCATCTATTTGATTAAAGTACAAACGCAGGATGTTTGAGTACTGCTCAATAAATTGAGCGTCGTATTCATTAGGAGCCGCAGGCAGGCGCGGCTGAACAAAAGGTCTGTAACGGTTAATAATTGTTGCCATTACCTTCTTCCGTCCGGTCTAATGTCAATACGAGGCACACCCAACTGCCACTGAACACCTAACGTATCTGAGCTTACTTGGAACGCCATCTGACGACCACGAATCCTGACATACACCTGCTGAGTGAACTGCTGAATAGCGTAAGTTTTCTGGCTTTGATAGTTCTGCGTACTGGTTACCGATGGGTCATTGGACGAACCATAGTTTGCACCGGGGAATGTACGAGGTAAAACAGTAAACATACATGAGGGCTGATTCACATTTGAGCCATCAAAACTCAAGTCAGGGATAAGTCTCCAGACAAACCCAAAGTTATGTCCGTCCCCAATGTCAAAATCAGATGAAGTCACAACTGAAGAAATAGGGTTTGCTGGATTGACTACACCATCATCCACACCAGACTCATGGTAAACAAGCAACGTGTTGGTGCTGCCGCCAGCTACGCCGTAAGTTGCAGCCAATGGATATGCACGAAGCGGACTGTCCAACCACGCTGTGCGACCTTGCGAAGCACCCAAATAATTATCCCAATCCCCGTAGTACCAAACGTTATCCACATGGTTATAGATGACATAGCGGTCAATGACGGTTGAACCCGCAGAACAATACTGCCACCAGACTTCGTTGTAGCCTTCGTTTGTGCCAGCCATGAATTGGTAGGACTGCTCAAGGTTGATGTCTGAATAAACATACTCCCGCAGGGTAGATACAAGCGTCTGCACCCGACCAGAATACATATAGAACTTGTCTGTACCCATCCAATAGGTGATATTGTTAGCGGTTGCTATTGCATTTGGCCCCGCAATAGATATGTTGTCTCCCATTATTTGGAAGCCCCAGACATAAGGTGGGCCAAGGTACTGCATAGAATAAATGGCTGCGTCTGTCAACACCAAAATCTCTTGACGAGTCTGTATAGCAGTCACAATCTGTGAGCCATGACTTAAACGGTAGCTACCCGCTTGGTTTGTTGCCTGCGGATACCATGTTGCAAAGCTCTCTTGATTTGACCAGTAAATCAGCAATGGATCTTGAACCGTGCTACCAGCTACAGAATCGTTTACACCAAAGGCAATAACAAACCGAGAGGCATCAGACACCAGTACATAGTTGGCTACCGATGGGCAGTAAGCGTCAACTGTGATAGAGCCTGACTTTGTAGAGATAACCTGACTGGGGCCAAGCAGTACGCCACGATTGAATGTGCTGGCTGCGGCTGAGTTTGCCCAATAATACATAGGCCCACCACGAGGATTAAAGACCAAATCCTCACCAAAGTTTGACTGGCTCCATAATCTAAGCTGGATGCCAATACCTACAGTGGCAGAAGAACCCCAACCAATAAAAGTTGTAGACTGAACAACTGATGCACCGTTTGCATGGGTAGTAGCTGCGCCAGAACCTGTGCCGCTTAATCCACGGGTACAGCCAGTAAATGTTGTGCCGGTCTTACCTGTGTAGGAAATGGTTTCTGAATCAATCAGGATATTGCCGGTAGTGGTAAACGCTGCGGTCGAAGTCACCGTCACTGTTGTGTTAACCGAAGATAGCGTGCCGCCAGAAACCGCAGTAGTCGCCGCGCCCGTGATAATGCCGCCCCAAGTACCAGCACCCCAGCCCACGTTCTGAGAGTAAACATCTTTACCCGTTGTAATTTGGTAAGCGCCTATAACTGAAGCGCCGCCGTTACCTGAATCGCTTGCAGTTGCCGCAACTGATGATGTGATGGTGTATGAGTTTGAGCTGACATACGAGGCAATTTGAAACTCAGCGTTCAATATGGTGGCTGTGATTGCACCGCCCAAAGAGGTTGCCCCGCTAAATGTTACAAAGTCGCCTGCTTGTGCGCCGTGGGCTGTATCTGTAACCGTGATTGTTGTAGACCCGTTGGATGCGGCAAAGGTAACTTCACCTGCGGAAGTTGTCGAACGAATAGGGGTAACGTCGTAGGAGTATCCGTTTGTACCGTTTTGGATATAGTACTTGAGGTTTGTGCCAATTGCCAATAAGTTATACCCAGCCAGATTAAGCCAATTCCACATTCCCCTAGCCACCCCCCACAAGTTACCTGTGGTTGGCTTTAACGCAGATGTAGTTGTTCCAGTGTCGGCTGTCCAGCCGCCAATCTTTTCTGCTTGCCCAGAACGGAAACGGATCTTGTTGGAAGCGTAGTACCCGCCCTCATTGGCGTAAGAGGTGCTTTCTCTGTTTACACCGGGACGAAGGGCGAGTTTTTGTAATGGCATTTCTTAACCCACGTTACGTTCAAAATGAGGGCAATCCACAAGATTGGAAAAGTTTCCGCCCCAGCGGTTCTTTGGATGCAACGATTCCCAGTACGCGCCCAAAGGAGCAATGGTCGCCTTGTCCCAGATTATCTTCCCATCCTTAAAGAAGTTCAAGTCTATGGCACAACGCTTGAGGTGGATAGAGTTCATGGTCTTGGAGCGACCTGTCTTGAAATATATTGCTTGCTGTTCAGGTGTACGGGCAAGCTCCCCGCCGGTAACAACAAAACCCTGTTCTGTGGCGTACTGGATGAGTTTGCAGGCATCCAGCAAGAATGCGGCTTGTTCTGTGTTTAAACTCATTTCTTCCTCATTTCTGCCAGTTTCTCAACTGTGCGTCCACCAAAGTATGCGCCCATGATAAGCATTCCCCAGTTACCAAGCAAGGTGACATAGGACTCATTAGCGTTGTAATTAAATGCCGACATCATGGCAAACAAAAAATATCCCGCAAAGATAGCTATAAGGCTCAGAGGGCGGATGTTTTTAGATAGCCAAGAGTCAGATGCCATGTCCGCCTGCCAGCGATCCGTAATGTTGTCGGCATCGTTCTGGGCAGCTTTGGCAAACAGTTCCATTTCAGCCAATTCCATCTTGGCTTTCTCAATACCCAACTCAAGGAGCTTTTCCTCATGGGCAAACTGCAATTCCCGCAGCTTGGCAACATCTTCTGCACTGGGGTTGTCAGGAATCTTCACGCCAAGCGTGTTCTCAACCACCTCTTTGCCTTTGGCTTGGATGGCGCTAGATAGTAACCCTAGCCCGTTTTGGGCAAGGCTACCGAGGAGGGTTGCGATTATTGGAATCATCTCTTTCCTTTCTTTCAAGCTCTCGCCTGAGTTTCTCTACTTTCTCTACCTGCGCCTTGACTTCATGCTTGGCTTCCAGAATATCCAGATACAGCATCCCAAGCATTGGCAAAAAGAATCCAACCAAAATCAAAGCAGCTACCCAGCCCATTACGTCTTCCCCCACCGGTTTAGAAGAAGAAGCCACATCCAAACGTACAGGAGGAATATAGAACTCACGATCAGGTACGCTGACTTTGCCCGAAGGTTTCGTTTTGCCTCCTGCCGTTGCCATTGTTTGTACCTTTGCTGCGCTTCTTGTTTCAACCTTGCCTGTTCCTGTTCCTGACCAATGATTTCCCGCATCTCAAACACTTTGCTGTACAGCGCTCCCAACTCAGGCGGGGATTGGTACACCATTGTTTCTCTGACCGTTACTATCAGTTCTGCCATCTGCTGCTGCGCCATCACTCTTTGCAACGCAGTTTCCATCAAATTAGCATCAGGGTCATAGACGTTTCTGGACTTTTCTTCTGCCTCCCGAATGTGCGTTGCTAATTGTTCTTCAAGTCTGAACAGCTTTGTAAGCTGACTGACAATATCTGCCATGACTTGGGTTTCGTCAACGGCAACGAACTTCTCCTTCTTTTTCTCCACAGGCTTGGACGGGGTTGGGTCTGTTCCAAACAGCTTTTGCCAAAAACTCCGAACCTGTTTTGCATCTGAGACAATTTCATCGACAGTCTTCTTAACTTCCATGAAAGAAGTTTTAGCGTCCTTGTACAGCTTGCATCCCTGCTTGATAGCGGCGACACAAGCATTGGCGGCAAAGAGAATACTGATCGGATCAATTCTTCACCTCACGACCATGAAATGTAAACAACACCAGCCACACCAGAAGTTCCTTGAGTATTTGGGTTTGCAGGGCCACCGTCACCACCTGTTCCGTAAGTTGTACCGTTGACAGAAACACCCGCGCCCCCTTGGGGAACACCGATACTAGTTTGATTTCCTAAAGTATTTGGTTGTGTACCTGCACTACCTCCGGGGCTGCCAGCAGTGCCTCCACCGCCTGAACGATTACCAGCATTACCCCCAGCGCCAGATTCGTTATAGCCAGTGCCTCCAGCGCCGCCAGTCGCAGTAACACCGTTAAATGTTGTACTACCCCCAGCAGTACCTATAACATTAGCATAACCACCGCCTCCACTGTTTGCCCCAGCATCTCCTACGCTATAGGCAATGATTTGTCCCGGTGTAACTGCAAGAGTCTGATTTATATAACGACCCCCGCTACCACCAGCACCACCTACTTTATCGCCATAGGTGTAGTTATTATTTACGCCGCCAATCTGGTAACCGGCTGAGCCGCCACCGCCACCAGCAACGATGCTGTACGTTATAGAGAAAATACCTACAGGAACGGTAAAGTTACCAGAACCGCTGGCATATGTAGTAGACCCCGCAGGCGTTTTTTGACCCGCCATAAGAGTTTGCATAATCCCACTCATGACACAGTTCCTGAGATAACGCAAAGAGTACTACTGATAAACAGGATTGTAGCCACGCCACGGGTAATAAGTGACACAGAAGTCTTGTTTGTATCTACGCCGGAAATGTAGGCATTTGAGGTAGAGCAAGTGATTGTCACTGTGCTTGACGTATTGTTGAACAAAGATACAACGTCGCCTTCAGCAAATGTGCTGTTTGGAATGATGATGCTGCCGCCTGAACTTATTTGTACATACTTGCCAACATCGCTGGTGGTCAGCGTGTAAGAAGATGTCTTTGTGCCAACTGCGGGTACGTTTCTGAACCCAACGGTGAAGTTTTCGGTAGGCAATGTGGCTGTGTAGTTTGTCGCACCTGCGTTGGCACTGGCAATTGTTGTGTACCCTGTACTTGAGCCGGGGATTCTTGCCGAGGTCAGAGTAGGTGTGGTCAGGCTAGGGGAAGTACCCAGAACAACTGCGCCTGTACCGGTAGAAGTTGTGACTCCAGTGCCGCCGTTAGCCACAGGCAGGGTTCCCGACACATCAGTGGTTAAAGCCACTTGGGATAGCGTAGCGTTTGTACCGTCTGAGCGAAGCACTCGGTTGTTTGTTTGCGTACCAGTCAGTGCATTGATGGCGGCTTGAGCAGTTGTTTGTCCTGTACCGCCATTAGCAATAGCCAAAGTACCAGTCAGGCCTTGAGCTTTAACGTCATATACGTTTGTGCCGTCTGACCAGATTATAATTTTGTCTGCTGCGGCAAGGGTTATCCCTGAACCGGCGGCGGTTGTATTGCCGATGACTGTAGAGTTGTACACCGTGATTGCATAGCTGGTGTTGTTCCAAACAACGTATTGTTTAGACGCAGGTGGGATGTAAACGCTGGTAGCCGCTGATGCCCCTGTGAACTTGAGCATGGCATATACCGCTTGGTTTAAGTTGGCGGTAGCTGATGGCCCATTGACGTAGGTCAGGGCTTGAGATGTCGAGCTAATTGGCACAGCTTGGTATCCGGCAATGGCTGTGTCTAGGACGTAGGCAAGGTTGCTGTCCGTTGTTGCGCCCCACGCACCGGCTTGGTCGCCTGAGCCGATCAGTTCGATTCGCAAGCTTGAGGAATATGTGCTGCTCATGATTGTTCCTTATTTGGTAATGTTCACAATGCGACTATTATCTTCTAACGCAATAAATTCATGACTTTGGTCTGATGGGAAATCAATAACTGCCCCAGCTCTGTACTCAGCTTCCCAATTATTGCCGTGAGCTTTAACTTTTCCTCGGGCCACGATGGTGATATGCGCATTGCCTTCCTGATGCGTGTGCATAGGTAGGGTATCCCCGGCTTTCTCAAAGGTGTAGACAATGCCGGAAAGTTTTCCAGTATTGAGCGGGATACTAAGCAATGACATTTGGAACTCCACCGATTGTTGTGGGAGGGGTTGGAGTAGTTGAAGGAGTTGGTTGTGGGGGTTCAATAAATTGACCCATTACGTATTTCCACCCTATTCCTACTCCGCTCCATTCTCCAATTAACCCTACTGGAAGTTCAATTAGTATTATATTTGAAGGTATAGTAATTTCAGTTACACCATCATAAAAAATGACGTTTTCGACAAGCTCTGTTTCGGTGTTGATCCATGCGTAATTTTTCATTTTTTTACCCTTTACCAAGAAGTAACAATAATTCTGCCCGCTGCTCCGGCGGCATTAGTGCCACCGCCTCCTCCGGGAGCTGTGCCTGCTACACCAGCGGCACCACCAGCGCCGCCAAAATAAGAAGATCCCGCACTAGTGCTATTGCTAGCGCCACCACCACCGCCATAAAATGAAGACGTTGCTGAAGTATAGTTAGGATAAGTAATTTCGGTTAAACCACCATACCCCCCTCCCCATATTGCTGGCGGATTGCCTTGGGTAAATATGCCGCAAGAAGAATTATAAGTACCGCTTCCACCAGCATCAAATCCTCCAATAACCCCTGTTGGAGTGCCTTGAGATCCACCACCGCTTGCGGCATAATTACCACTTGAAGCGCCGCCGCCATATGCATAAAAAGTGGTTTTTCCATTGATGGCTGTTGTAGTGGTAAACGAAGAAGTACCGCCTGCTGTATTAACCGCTCCAAAACCACCCACTGTTGCTGTCACTGTTGCAGCTAAATAAGATATTGGACAAGTAAACTCAAAATACGCGCCGCCGCCCCCGCCACGAGTGTTATATGCGCCATAACCGTAACCGCCCCCACCACCGCCCCACAGTTGAACACGCACCATTGACTTGCCAGAAGGTTTTGTCCATGTGCCTGCGGAGTTAAATGTTTGAACGTCGGCTGAACCTAAAGATGGCGCTGATGATGTCCATGCAGAGCCATTAGAAGTAAGCACATTTCCTGTGGTTCCCGCTGCCGATAAACCTGTACCGCCAGAAGCAGCGGGGAGTATCGAGCTATTGGTTGCTGTAATCGATGTGCCTTCGGCATAAATTGACCGACTTGATGGGTATGTACAAAACACATTTTTTGTACCAGCGGAAAGATTAACTGCTGCGCCCGAATTACTTGATGCAAGTATGGTGTCCCGTGAAAGAGTTGTGCCTGATGTTGTATATGTACCAATACCAACTTCCCATTCGGCAGATGTGTTACTGGCAATTGCATAGTAGGTTGTGTTTGCGTTGCCGATTGCCGCAAATGTTTGGTATCCAAGCACAGCACCACCAAGCGTAAGAGTGCCCGTACCAGTTGTGGTAGTTGTTTCTTGAACGCGATCTTTAAGTACTAGTGCCATTAATATTTTCCTTCAGCAAACAAATTGGCAAACACTGTGCCATCTTCTAGAGCTTCAATTTCATGCCATTCGTTTGCTACGAGATTAAATGGAATTGTGTCTTTAGTCATTACCACTTCTTTGCCTTCTTTACGAACAACACACGATCCGTTAAAACACATAGTAGCGTGAGCAAAATTATGTTGGTGACGATCCAGTCCCTCGCCTTTATTGGCATGGAAGATGTTTAATGTTGCCCCATCATATGTGAGGCTGTGTTTGGGATTTATCCTAACAGTACTCATAGTGTTTGAGTGCCTGTAGTTGTTGGTTGTCTAAGAGCAGCGGCAGCGGCGGCAGCATCTATTTCAGTTTTTCTTGTTAACCAAGCGTTGTATGCACCGTTTGCCCAATCTGGGAGTTGATTTATTACTTCGTTTTGTGGTTTAGTAAAGTCGTCGTTTTCCACAAACTCAATCCAACCAAGATCATTCTTCCATTGCAAAGCATGGACATCTGATGGAATAAAAGAAAGATCTATATTATGAATTGCATAGTTATTAACATAGACAGTGTTATCTGAAGGAATGATTGTCAATTTCATTATTTATTCTCCATAATGAGTTGTTGAGCTTGTTGAGGAATCCCAGCGGCGGCAAGTAATATTTTTTGACCTACTTCATTTGCTTTAACCATTTCATTGCGGAATGACTCAACTGCTGCGCCAGTTTGTCTTTGCTGTTGGCTATTTTCAATCATCAAAACCGGAAGCCATGCTTGGGCGCACCCCCATTCATCTAAGTCTGCACCTGTGTTTGGGTTTGTGCCACGGATTTGAATAAACCAAGCACACTCAAAAAGTTTGCAAGGCGCAAAATTATTTAAAGGACAGTTTGATTTTGATTCCATTTTCATAAATTAGTCCTTTGCTGCTATGATTAAATCAACATACTGTACATTAAGTGTGACAGCAGAAGATGTGGCGCTACCCGATATTGAATGAGTATGAGAACCCCCACCGCCCGCACTGCTTGTAGCTGTGCAGTTCTGACTTGCCCCATTAGCTGGATTGTATCCACCGCAATTGACTCCGCCGGTAAAAAATGTATATACGTGACTATGAGAAGGCATCATAGTTGTAGTAAGCGTTGTAGCGCCAGCAGATAGACTTGATGTGGTAATTGTTGGGGTTTGGTTGGTGAATACCGTTGTAAAAGCCGTAGTACCACCGGAGCTGGCCGAGCCAGTAACAACCCGCAAAGCCTTGTTGTCATGTGTTGTTTGTTTTGTCCAACCTGTTGGAGCCGCAGTTTGCTGGAACAACATTAAAGTAGTAGATGAAAACTCACTGTTTTTACCTGAAGTTGCAGAAACAACTGAAAACGAAGATGGATAAGTCACAAATACGTTTTTTGTGCCAGCAGATAAATTTACCAACGAACCAGAATTACTTGACGCAAGTACGGTGTCCCTAGAAAGAGTTGTACCAGAAGTAGTGTAAGTACCAATACCAACTTCCCATTCGGCAGATGTACTGGCAATTGTGTAATATGTTGTATTTGCATTTCCAATTGCAGAAAATGCTTGGTAACCTGTTACAGCGCCGCCAAGCGTAAGCGTACCTGTACCAGTCGTGGTCGTAGTTTCTTGAACTCGATCTTTGAGTACTAGTGCCATGTGATACCTTTTATCCCGTGTTTATGTTAGTCCAATTTGGTGTCTGTGTTGAGGCAATTTGAGTCCAGTTGGGGATACTATTTGTAGTGATTGGTGCCCAGTAATATATGTTGACATACCCAACTTGTCCAGTCGCTGAAACCCCAGTCAATGAAACTCCTTTGGTTGTACCTAAACTACCGACTGCACCAGTGCTTTGATTACCGGTAATTGCAAGCGATGCGTCTTTAGTAGGTATTAATGATCCAACTGCGCCGGTAGATGAAACACCAATTAAAGCTTCAATATTTAAAATTTTTAAGGAGCCAACTGCCCCAGTAGATTGATTTCCTGATATAGCAATGCTAATAGCAACACCTACCGATCCCGCTGATCCAGTAGTTTGGTTTCCTGATATTGGTTTAGCAATACTTATTGATGCGATTGATCCAACTGCGCCAGTGGCGACATTTCCTGTCAACGCAAGGGTGACATCGGTACTTCCTAGCGACGCAAATGAACTGCCGCTGAAGGGGAATAAACCAAACATGTGCTACCCCCAAGTAGCTTGGGGATTAAGCCAAGCGGATTAAACCAGTCGTTGCATCATTTGTAGGCATAGTTAGAGTAAATGTACCCGCAGCCACAGTTTGCGCTGAAAAAGTATGAACGCTGACTGCCTTGTTACTTTGTGTTGAGTTATAAATCAGCACGCAGTCAAATGAAGTTGAAAGCGTTACGCTAGTGTATATAATTGACGCAGACGGTGTAATGAACGCAGTCGTACCTGTAGCTGAAGGCGCAGTGCCAAAAGTAACAGTTACGCCGCCAGCAGAGTAGTTTGTACCTGAAACTTCGTTGGTTGCACTGTATGCAGATGTAGCCGCATTTACTGTTGCGGTGGTTACATACAAAGCCGCCTTGAAAGTATCTGCGGTTGATGCAGTATGGGCGGGTACACCTGTGCCGTTGAATGCGTGGACAGCGTTGAGCAAGTCAGTTTTGAACGATGTGCACATTGCTTGTGTATTTGCCATGATATTTCCTTGTTAAAAAGATGCTGCCACAGGGAACCCGGCAACAGTGGCTTGTTTTAAAACCATATCAACTGAACGATGAACAAGTTCACCATCTAGCCAATACTCTACCCATTTGATATTTTCACGTTCATTATCGTCTTCGCCCATTCTTTTTTCAAGCAAAGAGTCATCCATTTCACCGTGAATAGTATTAACTAGCATTATGCGATCCTTATGATTGCTGAAGTGTTTGAAGGGTCAGGGAATTGCACTGTAAATGTTGTAGACGATGTCTTATCTGCGCCAAAGTCCAATACACAAACTGCTGGATTACCCGTAGTAGTTTGATAAATCAATGCGCCCCGCGCAGTCAAGGATGATGTCCATACCGCATTATTAAACGATATATATGCCGTTGTACCTGAGTTGCCTACAGTCGGAATCTGCGCAATCGTGAGAGCAAGACCGCCAGCCGTGTACCCTGTAGCCACAACTTCGCCCGTAGACGTATAAGCCGTGGTAGTGGCATCAAGCGTGGCTGCATTAGTGTACAAAGCAATCTTGAACGTGCCGGACGTAAAGTTGAACGTCCCGTTCATCATGCCTGTTTTGAATGTGTTGCAAGCCCAGTTGCCAGTAAAAGCCATTACGTCACCGCCTGTCTGTACTGTCCAGACCGGTAGGCATCTTGACGCTCCATACCATCGCCCAGACGTTTCGCCAACGCAAGTGCTTCTTTGTATTTCATGTCGTATCCAGCAATGATGTCAGCCTCACCTTTCATAAAGGAATACGCTTCAACCAAAGAGCCGTACAGCAGCACGGAGTCAAAGTTGTCACCCAGCCATGTCTGTCCACCAGATACCGTGGTAATAGATTCTGGATAATAGTAGTAATGAAGCTCAAGTGTATAAACCGCATCAGGAGTTGGGCCAAGAATAAACGTCAATTCTTTTTCGTCTGCTGACTGAGGGCCAAACAAAGCGTAGTATTTTGGTATGGCCGTATCTGTTGGGATTGGATATGCCTGACGAATAAAATTTACATCTTTGTTTAGTAAATATTCATAGGCACCTGTTGCATCAATAACAGCCATTGAATAGGTAGCTAAAAAATCAGCTGGGCAAGAAACGTATTTGTTTCCCGACGCTGTTATTCCCGTGACATTTTTACGGATGGATGGGAATTGAACTGAGTTGTATATACGCTGTTCAGCTTGCGTGATAAACGTATTGATCTGCGTAGTCGCAGAAACCGTACTACCACTTGCAAGGTACACATCGGGAAACTGATTCTCCGTGTACGACTGAATCGTGTTATACAACGTCGTGTAGTTCATGCCATCGGGCCTCTACTCATTAAGCCTTTGGTTGCCGCACCAGCACCACGCATTTTGATACCGTCAGTTTTAATTTTTTCATCACCAGCAGACTTGCTAATGTTGCCAACAGTCACGTCATAGGTTTCAGCTTTGCTGCGGTTAGGAGGAAAGCCGGGGTTTGTACCAAATTCATCGGGTGCTTTGGTCATTTTTTTACCAGACATATCATGCGGTTGTGCGTAGACGCTGGCTGGGCCAACTTCTTTGCCGCCTTTTTTCATGCTGAATTTAGCCATTATTTGCCCCTTTGATTGTTGGCGCGAGCTACGTTGCGGCCAACCGCACGCATTTGTTGACCCGTAGGGCCGCCTTTTTTAAGTTTCAAGGATGTGCCCTTGCCACCTTTGTGTTCTTGCGTATCGTGCTGCTTGAACGCTTTTTTAATTAACGCAACATCTTGTTTTTTGTCTGCTGCCGCTGATTCCATTTTTGCCATGATCGACTCCTTATGTCGTTGCAACTGTAACTGTACCAATTATCACTGCCATTGCCAAATAATTTGGGGTCAAGAACGTGTCAAAGCTCGACGCTCCGCCAACTGGTGCCCATCCCCACTGATAAATCCGGCTACCACCCCCGTTATACCCATCTGCCAGCAAACCAGAGACTTGATAACTTAGGTCAGGACGCGGATCACGCACCCCTTGCGGGTCATCCACTGGATACATACCCAACTGGAGTTGCGGATGGTCAGGATCCCAGCACTGAGGGCACACTTTCAAGTCGTACGTCTTTGTTTTGACAACGAGCTTTTTGAGTAACGTCAGTTTGTACCGAAACCCGCAGCGGTCACACTCTGCAATTGAGTTCTTGCCAGAGGAAAACCGATTACCCATCAGCCACCTCCAATGAACATCTGTCTAGGCACGAGGCGCAACGCGGCGCGTTCTTGATCTTCGTCAGCCGCAGTCATCCAAGCTTCGTCATATTGCGCTTTCAGCACTTGCAACCGTTCCATGCCACCGGGCACTTTTAAAGCCACGTAGTAGGCCAATCCAGCCACCATACAAGGCACAAAACGAAACGGCACGTCCATGACATTTACACCATTACCAGCATCCTGCACGCGACGCATGCGCCAGTACACAAATTGATAGGTCTGGGCTCCATCAGGCGTTGGCCAAACAGTTATTCGGGGGAGATTAGGGACATATACAGCTACACCAGCGGTGTGGGCTGCGGCAGTCGTGTTGTTCTGAGCGCGGAAACACCCACCCAAACTGTTGCCGTCTACGTACGTGTAGTAAATTGTCTCTGTACCCAGTGTGATGTAACCTGATGTGGCCAGACCAACTGTGCTGGAGAGGGTAATTGTGGTGTCTGTAGACGTGATGGTTGTTGCCAAAGTCACGCCAGCAGGGGCATTCTGGCCGTCCAGACGTTGATACCAAACCTGAATTGGTCTGGATTGATTTAACTTGTTGGGGATCGTAGCGTAGGTAGACACGCTGATGCGTGTGATTGTCAAATCTGCTTGTGTTGCAGCTACGTTTGAGTTGGTTCGGATCACATGATCCAGCAAATCCACCGTATCGGTGGGAATGGGGTAGGTGTTTAATCCTTGGGTAAAAGTAATCGTACCCTGCTCAAACGTCCACATATTGATGCCACGGTTTGCCCAGTCAGCAAAAAGTAAGTTTAATGATCGCCGCGCCGTTTTAAGGTCATAACCCGTACGCAACTCTGAACCAGCACGCTCAAAAGCTTCCTCCACCAACTCGGTGAGGTCTAAATTAAAGCCTGTTGATCCAGAGGTGTTTGCCATTATTCTTCAACTACCTTGGTTTTTTTGGCTTTTGGAGTCTCAACTACCACTTCAGGCTCCACAACCGACGTTTCTGCTGGTGCAGATTCCACAACCGCCGGAGCAGGAAGTTGATTTTCAAGTTTAGCAATTAAAGCTTCAATAGATGCTTCGGTAGAACCAAACATAGCAGTATATGCCGCGCCCTTAGAGCGTAGTGCGTCAAGAACAATTTGGTCTTCTTCGTGAGTTAAATTGAATTGAGACATGGTGTTTCCTTATTTCATTTTCTTGAGGGTTTGAGCCAAACGAGCACGTTGACCCATCTTGCCGGGGGCTTTTGCAGCCTTGGCCAGTTTACCAGCGGGTATAGGTTTATCACCCTTTACACCCAACGATGCACGCAGTGCTCCGGGCTTCTTGATTGCTTTTTGAATCCATTTTTCAGCCATTATATTTTCTCCGCAGTGTTGTACGCCGTCAAAAGGGCATTTAAGCGTTGTATTTCTTTATCCCGTTCGTCAAGTTTACGAAGTAAACTTTCATTCATGTCCGCCCACATTACGATCTGTTCCATACGCTGTTTGTGATCCTTGTGCATGAGTTCAAACATGCGTTCAGAAGCTTCAAGTTGTTTTTGGATGAACGAAATCATTTTCTAAATCCCGCTGTTTTCTTTGCTATACCTTTAGGCTGTGCCACAAACTGCTTACCCGCTGCCTTACCTTTGCGCTTGGCCTTTGTTGTCGCCGCATATTCTGCGGGAGATAAAGATTTAATTGCCGCTTCTGGCAAGTACCGCTCACCAGTTTTAGAAGATGGCTTACCTGATTTGGTACGCCACTTCTGGTCGCCCCAGTTTTTTAAAGACTGTTGCGGCGCTTTCAATCTCTGTAACCCCCACCCGCTGCCTTGTACTTCTTAGCAACAAGCTGTGCTTTACGTGCCGACCACTGACCCGCACCAGTACCTTGGGTAGCCGCTGCTTTGACCTGAGACACAATCTTCTTGCGAAGGCTTGGTTTTGTGTAATTGCCAGCAGCATTGACCTTGCCACCTTCCGCGTACATAGCGACTTTGTTCGGATCATCCTTGCGTTTGATTGTCTTTTTACCCGGCATCTTTGACGGGTTGATGTCGCCCATGCCGCGTGAGGGTCTCATCGTTTGCCTTTGTACATGCCACCGCCGCACATCACCATCATGCCTTTGGTCTTGCCACGCTGGGCAATGCCATCACCACGGCTGGAAGCTGAACCGCCTGAAGCCATTTTTTTGACTTTGCCGCCGCGCTTCATTTCATTACCCGCCTCATCAAAACCGTCACGACCTGCCATACCGGACAAGTTCCGCATTGACTTCGGAACAGTGATTGGCGGATTACGGTCGCTATCAGAGGAAGATAGATTGCGCATTGACTTTGGAATTACCAGCTTGCGTTGCAAACCTTTGTCCATATTCAACAGATCGCGCAAAGATTTATCTTCGCCATACTGTTCTTTAAAATCAGCAAGCTCTTTGGCAGATACTAAAGCTTTGCCATTTTTAATCTGGCGTTCTGGGTTGGGTGTGTACGCCATGATTTAGCAAACCTTTCCGCCTTTTTTCATGCCTTTGTTACCAGACATGGTGATTTGCGTGCCTTTAGTTTTGCCTTTAGAAGCAATACCGTCTCTGCTGGGAGATGCTGTGCGAACTTTACCCATTGATGTGCTGGTGCCAACATCAACGGAACCGCCAGCAGCCATCTTTTTCATGCCGCCTTTTTTCATACCCATCATTTGTTTTTTGTCCATAGCCATGTCAGCTTTAGAGCCTTCTTTCATGCCTTTTTTCTCGACATCTTTGCCAGATTTTTCAAATTTAGCAAACGGATTCATTTTCTTTGTAGCCATATCCCCACCTCTTTTAAAAGTTTTGCCTTTGTCGGCAGTTGAAAAATCCTTGCCCACAGACTGCGGGACTCCGACTTTCTTGGCAAACGCTGGATTGTGGGCCACCGCTTCCATGAAACTGTGTTGTTTTTTACTTGTGCTCGGCATTATTTTCCCGCTTGAATAAGCTGGTCAATTTTTGCTTCAAGGCGGTTAAACCGCTGGTCAATGTGGTCAGTAACTCTTTGTACTTCTGAATTAGTTGCATAATCACGGGCCATCTCCTCACGGGTTGTGTTGAGCAAACGCTCAATTCGTTTGACATCCTCAAACTTCTCTTTGATAAAGAACCACAAAGCTCCCATCAAAACAGAAAGTCCAGCAGACCAGATAGTGTTTAAATCCATTACACAAACCTGCCTTTCGTTTTGCCTTTGGTGGCGCAACCATCGGCTTTGGTAACGTACCCACCATCAGCACAATTCCAAGCTCTCAAAGACTTGTTAATCCTCGAATCCGGATCGTTTGCGGTCTTGGCGCTCGTGAGCTTCGACTTCATGCCTTTCATCCGGGCGCAGAAAGAGTCGCGCCTGCTGCCGCCTTCTGGTTGTGGAGGCTTCAGGTTGTGTCCTTCTTTCTTCGCAGAGGCTCGGCCTTTGGCGTTCAAGCCGCCATTCGGGTTCTTGCCTTCTTTGCGTTGCCATGCTGGAGTTGCCATGTTAAGCCTGTGCTTCTTTCCAAGACAAACGAGTGTACACACTTGGTGTTGCCAAACTAACCACGTTGGTAGCGCAAACATACAAAACATCAGGGCCATCTGGGTACACATTGGCAGGGCTTGTAGACACAGCAGAGCTAGTACCACCACCCAAAATTGAATTACCAATGTCACGTACTTGAGTCAAGTCTAAAGTTGTTTGACCACCTGTGTTGGTATAAAACGCAGCAACTGACTCACCACCAACCAATGTGCCACTATTTAAAGTGTTTACCGAAACTTGAGCCAATGATGAGATAACAGCGCTAACACCTTGAGAAATTGGCGAAGTCCAAGCCCCCCATGCTCCGCCTGATACATAACCGTTCAACACCAAAGTAATTAAAGTAGTGCCGCTTGCAACAACCCCCAACTCAAGTAGCGTCAACTGCATACGGTTAATAATTTCTTTTTGACCAAGCAATCCAACTTGACCGTTATCTACTGATGGGGCAATTCGAATTGCAAGCAATGGACACACTAAAGTAGTTGTAGTAAGTAAAGCTACCGGGGCATTTATACCGTAGTTAAAAATCAACGATTTATCGTCGTTGAAAGAGCCATCCATGATTACTGATGAACCCCAATGAGACAGGGATGGCACAGTATCAGGAGACGCAAACTCAACCGCTACAGGGGCTGTTGCTGAGTAGGTAAACGCTGTTGCAGCGGCTCCACCAGTTTGACCGCGAGTTAAACCATACAAGAAGCTGCCGTCATTACCTGCGTAAGCAATGTACTCAATTGCTCCAGAAGCGCCTGATGCTTGTACTTTAACTGAACCACTTGGAGCAAAACCAGCTCCATTATCAATATCAATCGAAGATGGGCCGATTGCTGTGCCACTTGCATAAGATTTTGCAACCGTGCCGCCATAACCTTTTATACAACCAATTAAACTAGAACCTGATATGCCTGTGTAGTAAATATACTCAGTGCCGATAACAGCAACACCAGCAGAGTTAAAGTTAGTTGTTGAAGTTATTGGAACTGTTACAGCATCAACAGTAATTGCCGCAGATAGTGTGGTTGTTCCGCCGGTACTTAAACTGGCTGACAACTGCGTTATTGGAGACTGTCCATTTGACTCATAGTGAGCCGCCATGTTTCCAGAACGCATGTAGGCTTCAAACTGTACGTTATTGTTTTGAATCTGTGTAACGTAGGTTATTTGTCCTTTTGAACCACGGAAACCAAAACGAACAACACCAGCACCGTACCATGAGTAGTCGATGTACCACATCTGCATACGAGTCAGATCAATGTTATATCCTGATGGGCCTGTACCATCAGCTCTATCGTACCAAGATGACTGTGGGATTTTGAAATCAATTGTGCGTGACACCAAAGCACCGCTAATCGTAGTGCCGCGATACTCAGGAGAAACCTGCAAAACAGTATCGCTGGTAATCGTAAGCACTTTATAAGACTGCCCACGGATAACAATATAGTCACCAATCAATAATTGACTTGAAAATGCGCTACCCGTACCCGTAACAATGTTTGAGCCGTTGGTTACGGCAACTGTTCCGTTGATCTGGTTAATGGAATTTCGTAGCACAGCGTACAAAGTCTGACCATCAAACTCAAAAAAGAATCCGTTTTGCTGGTCAAACATTCCAACACGATTAGAAGATCCATACCAACTCAAAGGGCTGATACGAATAAGTCCTGTTGCAGGAGTGGTGCCAATACTATTGACAGTTGTGTATGTAAAAGATGTTGGGTTGACAATAGACGCAATAGTAAATGTTCCGTTATATACGCCTTGATTACATCCAGCTACCTGTATTTTAGAACCTACTGTCATGTTATGAACATAACGAGTGGTGACTGTCGCAGTTGTTCCAGTACCCGTAATAGAAGTAACAAACAGCGCAGGTTTCAAAGATGAGCCCGTAGAGAACTGAATACCCTTGCCAGACTGGTAACGGAAATAACGACGTGTTTGACGAATCAACTGTTGATTAGGCGCTCCACCACCAGCAGTAAATGCCACACCACCATCAAAAGTACGGGGTTCCACATAACCAGCAGGACGGGCATAAAGCGTAGTATTGTTAGCAACGTTGGTAATAGCTAGTGCCGCCACCGTACCGTTGGTGTTTACAAAAGTGAATGTGTTAGCTGTTGGTACTGTCGCAACAACAAACGCACCGTTGATGGTTGTTCCTGAGCTGGTTGTACCCTTGATATAAATCAAACTGTCTTTTTGCAAACCGTGAGCGCCCGTCGTTGTACAAGTTACAGTAGCTGTACCGTCTGTTACAAACGCTGTTGTTGAAGTTAATGCAATACCACAGTTTGAATAGAAATAACCTTGATACACATAAGTGCCTGTCGCACTAAACTTTTCCCCTGCTGCTGGCGCAGTTGTGGGAATACAGGTCATTGTTGTTGTTCCACCTGCTATTGTCCACCACCATCCGTTAGCATATGCGTCAGTTGCATTTTGGATAAAGATTGGCGAATTAGCGGGGACATTAAATGTGCCAGTAATTGTTAATGTTGTTGTGCCTGTGATTGATGTAACAACCAAAGGCTGTTGCGGAATAATATATGTACTTTGCCTATTGTTTTGCAAAGAAATAGATTCCCACTTTGTAGGCTGCGTACCATATTCAAAGTCGGTATCAATCAACGCCTGTGGTTGAGATACGCGGAATTTTCCTACTGGGTCTTGTGTACCCGGTGCAGGTGTTACAAAAGGCGCAGCAGCGCCTGAAGCGTTTGATCCTTGAATAGGAATTGATTTGTTTGACGCTGAGTCAACTACTGTCCATCCACCTGACATACGATACTCCTTTAAATCCAAAGAAGGGGGCCGAAGCCCCCGTTACTCAATTAGTCAAAGTTACCGTATGGGTAAGCAGTGGTACTGCCGATGTTGCCATCAAGCTGCGTATAACGTGCCGTGAAAAGGAATCTACCAGAAAGTGCTGAACTGATTGTGTAAGTAATACCTGTAGGTGTACCCGCAGTTGTTGTAACCGCAGAGCCGTCCAAGTTAATAATCTTAAATCCAGTAACAGTACCAGCGCCACCAGTAGCAGTAGCAACCAAATAACTCGTTGGGTTTGTGTAGCCAGTAATTGAACCTGTACCACCGTATGTTCCAGAAAGAGTTATTGTTTGACCAACAGCCAAGAACGCGTTAGAGGTACAAGTAAAAGTACCAATAGTGTCTGCAATCACAGCACCAGCAACAGTCGCCGTAGCAACGCGTGTATCTAGAGAAGTGCCAACAATAGCAAGGGTAAATACAAGCTGTGATACTAGGTTGCTATTAGGGCTTGTACCTTGACTGTTTGCGGGTGGGTTGGTAATGTCACCAGTAGTGCCAAGCTGTTGGTTATAAAGTTGTGCTGTAGTAAATGTTGACAGCGATTGACGACCAGCAGCAGTGATAGAACCGGTTTGAAAATATTTTGCTGTACCTGCGGCGGCTGTATAGTTATTTGAAACATACACAGTAGCAGAAGTAAGTGCGGCTGAGCCACCAGAAACGGCTACAGGGTTACCGCAATCAACAAAAACATCATTTATGGTTGAACCATAAGGCAGATACATAACAGCACCACGATATATGTTGGTCGCAGAATCCGCAGGAATTGTTTGTGCCGTAGGTGGGTATGCCGTAGCAGAAGGTGTATACACCGTTGCTTGTGAATTTGGAATGCCGTTTGATCTAACAAACACGCCAGAGCCACCAGAATAACCAGAAGTGTTAGCGGTTGTGTTGAGAATGTCTAGGTATGCTGTTTGAACTGCTTCTGTGTAACCTACGTTACGAAGCGGCCCAAAACGATTGTCGCCCGCAAGAATGGGGCCTTCAAATGTGGAACGTGCCATGACAAATGTCCTTATGCAAAAGAGCTTTTACCAATCGTTGCATCGTCTGCTGGGGCAGTGGCGGTAAAAGCAATCACCCAGATGTCGGCAATATACATGATTTGTGTAGAATGTCAATATGCCGTACAAAGATCCCGTAAAAAAGAAAAATAAACAGAAAGGGTATTCCAAAAAGCATTACGAAAGTAACGCAGACAAAGTTAAAGCTGCAACCAAAAAACGCAGTAAAGCGTTAAAAGAAGACTGGAAAGAATTTAAATCCACTTTGTCCTGCCTTGAATGTGGTATTTATCACCCAGCTATTTTAGATTTTCACCACATTGATCCTGAAATGAAAAACGACAGTGTGCACAAAATGATACAAGCTGGTAGCTATAAAAAAGCAATAGAAGAGGTTCAACAGTGCGTGGTGCTGTGTTCAAACTGCCATAGGGTTTACCACTACAACGAACGCAAAAGAGAAAAAGAAAAAGGGGCCGAAGCCCCCTAGTATTCGCTATTCGCGAATAGCGATTACTCGTCAATTTTAGTAATGACGTATGTGGTCACGGTAGAAGATTCATCTTCTTCGGATTCGTCTTCATCAGACTCTTCGTCTTCAACATACTCAATCCAGTCAGCAGACTCTTCGTCGTAGACATACCAAGTATCAATTTCTTCGTCGTACCAATACCAAGCATCGGTATCTTCATCATAAACGTAGTCATCATCTTCGTCTTCGTCTTCGTAAGACACTGCTTCGTAATCAACAGCCCAACCATGTTCTTGCTGGAACGCAACGAACTCTTGGATGATTTGTGCTTTATCAAAATCAGTGGTGTGGATGACTAATTTTTCGTCGTCTTCAAAACCCCAAACAGAAATATCAATTTCAACCTTGTACATTTTTAACCCCTTAAAAAATTGGTGCAGCCCAATGCCGCAAAACAATCCTACGGAACCTCTATGACGTTTGCAAGGCTAATAAAAAAGGGCCCCTTTTGGGGGCCCCCATTTGGTTATTTAAAACCAAATTATCAGAACGAACCAGAGGAACCAAAAACACCCAATGGATCAGAGAACCCGAACGAATAACGTTCACGGGCTTTGTAACGCACGTTGCCGGTATCAAAGTCGCCGTCCATGCTGTTAGCCAGCGGAGTACGAACGAACATTTTCAAACCGTTAGGTACGTCTGTCGTCAAGAACCAAGCATTGGTGTCTGTCAAGTAGTGGTTGACAGTGTAGCCTTCAGGGATTGAACCGTTATTCTTGATTGCGTTAATGTCGTTGTTGTTTGTACCAACGCGCAACTCAGTTTCGAGCAAGCGGGTAGCAACGAACATCAATGCAGGCGGAATAATCAGCTTGCGTGGTTTAGCAGCAATCAACAGGCCACGCTCATCAGTCCAAGCAGCGATACCAATCACGGCGGCTTCCAAAGAAGTCTCGTTCAAGTCGGCTTGAGTAGCAGGAGTGTTGGCGTTGGTACCACCGTTGACCAAGGGGTGTGCAGTGCTAAAAAGAGCAACGCCATCACCGCCGGTATAAGCAGCAGAGAAGCCGTTGTTCAATGTAGCAGCAGCTTTTACCTGCTTGGTATATGCCATTGCACGAGCCAGACCTTTGGTGTAGCGAGCAGACAAGGAGTCGTAGAGGTTATCTTCAACTGCTTCTTCTGTGATCGCAAAGCCCAAGGCAATGGTTTCGTGGTTGTAGCGTGCTGTGAAAGCTTCTTGTGCATTGTCATAAGCGATGGCTGAGCCTTCGTTCTTAACAGGTGCAGCAGAGAAACCTGAAAGTTTCGTTTCTTCTTCAAAAGAACGCTCAGAGGTTTCGATTTCATAAATTTCTTTATGTTCTTCACCGTAACGTGCGTACTCCAAACCAAACAATGCGTTCAGTCCGGGGAGGAGTTCCTTCAATAGTTGTGCGCGTGAAATAGCCATTTAAGTTACTCCTTAAGCTGTTTGAGTACCAAGAGCAGTGTAGTACGAGTGAACAGCAAAGTTAATCTTGCAAAGAACTTCCTGATACTGCGTAAACACCATCGTGGATCCGGTTGGAATAACGGTAGCCGTAGCAGCAGCGCCGCCAGCATTAACTACCCCGTATTGGGCATTGACAACTACTGATGTTGCGCCAGCAGAAGCTGCTGTAGAAACCCAGTTTGCTGTACCAACGTATTGACCGTTTGCTGCTAAGAAACCAACCGCAGTACCCACTGGGAGTGCTTGCACTGTGTTATTAGTAGCTGACAAAGTCAAAGTTGTTGTGCCTGAAGACCATGTTGCTGTTCCCAAAGGAATAGCTGTCTCTTGAACCATATCAACAATACGGACAGGTAAAGCAGCGGTTGTGGCAGCAGAAGATGCCAAAATGCCGTTTGACGAGTTACCAGTATTGACGCTACCAGCCAAGTTAGAGACGGTCATATTAAGACCAATCATTGCAGGTGATGCTGAGCCAATAGTTGTGCCGCCTTGAGTGGTAACAACAGCCGCTCTAAAGACCGTATCAGGATCATCAGTCACGATAGCAACGCCGTCTCCAGCTAAAGTCGAAGCAGGCCAGTATTGGCTAAAACGTTTTTGCTTGGTTACTGGGTCTGTATAAGAACAGCCCAAGAAAATACCCACAGCACCGTAACCAGCCGCACCGGTGGAAGCAGAGCCGCCATCAGTAACTGCTAAGCGGGTAACAAAACCGCGAGTGATTGCTACAAAATCGCCATAGAAAATGTTGGTAGCGTATCCGTATTGAACGGGGATATTACGGGTAGAACCCGCAAACACCTGACCACCAATCAAGTTCACCGGCTTTAGCCCGTAAGGGCCACTAATCGTCGGAAAAGCCATTTGAGACTCCTTTATTTTGAACCAGAACCAAATCCGCTTCCTCTGCTGACTGTCGATTGTCTTTCGGCAAACAGCGGCATACGCGGGTCATTTTGTCGCATGAAATTATTGTCCACAGATTGAATCTGGGCTTTATTCTGCTCTTCAAAGTACTCCTTGATGGAAGCGAGTCTGTCGGTTGGCATCTTGCAAAGCATGAGTCCACCAATTTCCACGTTGCCATTAGCAGCACCTTCAAGCATAAGCTCAGGGTGATCTGTTGCCTTAACCGGTTCCCAGCCATCGCGCATCTTGCGAGATACGTTGGTCGGGTCTGAAGCACCGAGAATGTGTGTCGCTATCCAGCGATACGACCATCCGGGTTCAGGTGTTGGATCGGGCAGAGTGCTCGATGGCTTATAGACATAACGAGCAGTTTTTTCGCGTGACACTACATCACGAGGGGTACGGTTTTCAGCCATTTGAATTCTCCAATTTTAAAACTTCAGCAACATATTTCTTAGGGTCAAGGTTGTACTTTTTAATTAACGCCGCTTGAGTCGGAGTTAACTGTATCTTCCTTGTTCCAGTCGAACGAGTTGCCGGAGCAACTACTGCTGCCGGTTTTCTACTGGAAGTATCAACCGACCTCGGCCTGTCTTCAGCACCACCGAAAACTTCGGGGAACTTTGACTTCACGCGAGCATCTATTTGCTCGAAATAATCATCACTGCGGGGATCTACTCCACCGTTGACTAGTTTTTGGTGCAGCCCTAGTGCAAAGCTGGTAACTTCTTCGAACCCGTCTGAGCCAAACCACTGGTTTTTTGCTTGCCAGCGCAAGGTTTTTTCGTCAGCTCGCACCGGTTCGGATGCTTGTTGTCGCGGTTGTACCTCATAATTTTCGTTTTGTAAAGCAGGTGGACGGAAATTTTGTGCATTTTGCAACTTTAATTTAGCTTCAAATAGACTTTCCTGTGCGGCAAGTATGGCATCAGTGTCAAAAGCTTCCTGTGCCGCCTTGTATTCCCGCCGAGCTTTGTCCAGTTCCGCTTCGGCTGCGGTCTTGGCCATGACTCCGTACTGTTCTGTACCAGTACTGACGTACTGTTTGAGCTTTTTATTCTCTTCAGACATGTGTTGCGCAATGCGCTCAAGCTCTTGTTTTTCGCGTAACAAAGCTTCTTTGGCACGGCGCTCGTCATGACGTGCGTGTGTGAGTTCTTTAATTCGGTCTTGAACTTTTTTGCCGTACGAATCAATTTCTTCTTCGGTCGGGTCTTCTACGTCTTTGTCAAGCTTGGGACTGAACCGATCATTTGGGGGTGTATCGTCAACGATTTCAATTTCAACATCGCCCTCTTCGTCTTGCAGAGCTACTTGGTTTTTCTTTTCGTCTTCGATTTCGTCCGGGAATTTGTATGCTTCTGGCATGTCGTCTCCTGTTAAGCGCGGGTTAAGCCACGGGGATCATCCACAACAGCATCCACTTGGTCATCATTGATGAGGCGGAACTCTTTGCCGTAAATCTTGAATCGCGTACCAGAATAGGTACGTACGAGTACGAAGTCACCTTCCTTGCACCACGCACCTGCGGGGAACTTGGTGGAGTCTTTATACGCGTCGGGGCCAACTTTCAATACAAACAACACCGTGGTGGCGTGTTCTTCTTGACGCATGGTGGCTGTGTCGCGCACAAGATCTAGCTCCGTACCAGCAATCTTTTCAGACACTGGGGGAACTGCGCACAATATTTTCCATCCCGTAGGAGTAGGAAGCAGTGTGGCTTTTTCATCGTCCGTTGCGTCTTTGGGAGGCGCGTCTAGTTGTATAACTGCATCAGGCAGGGCGTACTGCCCCGGTTCAAGAAGTATTTCACTCATTGGATTTTTCCACTTTCTCAGCAAGGTCAAGGAGATGGCGCTCTGCGATGGCTAGACCCTGAATAGTCCCGCAAAGTTTTTGATACTCTTCAAAAGTGCGACATGCCCCACCAGCGCAATCATCTGCATAGTTGTTCATGTCGATACGTATTTTTTCGCGCAATACGCGTGCGAAGTCTTGGATCATTTAGTTGGTTTCTCCTTTTGTTGATTAAGTTGTTGTTGCATTTGCATCTGTTCACGCTGGCGCTTTAAGTCGCCTGCTTTACCCATTGCGGTGATGTTTGCCGTTGTCTTTTGGTTTTGCAGTTGACCGGCTTTGTTCATGGCATCAACTTGAAGACGCTTGTTTTCAAGGTTTAGTTTGCCCTCGACCTCTTGTTTTCTGAGCGCCAGTTCTTGTTGCTTGATTTGCAACTCTTGCTGCTGCATCTGGATCATTGGGTCTTGCTGTTGTTGCTGAGCTTGTTTCTGAGCTTGCTGTGATTGGTTTTGCTGTAGCACTTGCTGTGCAGCCTGCGCCATCATTCCAGAGAGTTGAATTTCCATCTCTGGTGGCAGCTTCTCATCTTCGGGCGGCAGTGGCATACCCATCTGCTGTTCAATTTTCTGGCGATAGGCAAAACCTACGTGCTCAGCAACGTGCGCCATCATTGCCGCTTGAATCTGCGGAGCTTTAGGGTTCTGGCCAACCAACTCCATGACTATCGGGTCTTGCATTGCCATCATGTGCACTTGTATATGTGACTGGTGGTCTTGGTAGAAGAACGCTTTGAGTGGTTCCAAACGCAGTGCCGCCATGTTCTCAGACACAGGATCTTTTGGTTTCTGGTCATCTGGCAGGGGCACAAGTTTGTCGGCATCCTTGATACCCAACACCGCCAACATTTGCCTGTGAAGCTGTGGCAAGTCGTAAATATCTGGAGCCATCTGCGCCATCTGGATCACAGCTTGGTACTGCACAACGCGTTGACTCATAGTCGCTGCGTTTGGATCGCTCACAGGGATAATGTCTACGTGGTCGTAGTCTTCTTTCTTGGCCTTGCGGGTGGCATCAACCGGATCGTAGTCATAGTCAGGGTCGGTGTAGTCACGGATGATCGCGGCCAACAGACGCAGTTCTTGTTTAAATGTGTAGTGCAGACGGGCTTGTACCGCTGACATAACTTTTAGCTGGCGCTCCAAGAGAGCGAGTGTCGTACCCACAGGGGCTTGGGCAGACATGTCTGACACCTTCATGTCAGCAGTGGCGGCAAACCTGCGGCCTTCATCTACGATCTTGTCCATCAACCCAGACAAGACAAGGCTTGGTTCTTTATATGGCAGTGGCAGGATGCTGTCGCGCAGCGCACCAGAGCCAATATCTACGTCGCGCCATTCTCCGGGTGCAATCGGTGTGTCGTCTCCCTTGATGCGCATGCCACGGGATTTGAGTCCCCCGGGAAGATTTGAGAGCGTACCCGCGTCGATAAGCTGGCGCATGAGGCTGGTAGCAGATTTGGCATACCCTCCAATGAGATGGAAAAGGCCAAAGCCGTACGCTCCAAAACCCGGGATGTATTGATAGTGAACAAAGTGTTGTCGTTTAAGCTCAAGTGGATCGTCCTGTTCCCAGTTTCTACGGATGGCCAGAACAACGTCCGTGCCTTTTATTAGGGTAACTACGTATGGCCTTGTGATTCCTGTCGGCTCGCCGTCGTCACCCTTGTCTTCATCGCCCTTTAGCACCAAGTCAACATGTGACTCGTACAGCGTGTATCGGTCGTCGTTCAGATCAGAGAAGCCTGTTTCTTTGTCTTTGGCTTTCTTGATGTTGTCTTGTTCTTTGGTCGGGTCAGGCAACTCAATGTCACGATAGAAACCTGCTTGTTGTAGCTTGACAATCTCGTTCTTTGTCTTGCGCATGACGTGCGTCAAGCGGTAGCAGGTATCTAAATCAGACGTGCCATATGGCAGGAGGATGTCCTCTGCCGGTACAAATATTGAAATCTGACGGCCAATGTTGGGGTCGTAGTATACCTTCTTGAACGCTGAACCTGTAGCCGGGAGGCTCCACAACATGCGCTCATGCTCAGGGCGGAACTCGCGCATGACTTCTGTCAGCTCGTAGTTCATGTCTTCTTCAACACGCCCAGCAGCTTCTTGTTTCTCAAGGGTTTCTTTACCCAGAATTTTTGTACGTACAGGCCCTTGCGCTGGGAATGTCTCGGTGATTGTCTCTGACTGGAAGCGCACCACAGCCTCGGTAATCATAGGGTGGAACACGCCCGACGCACCGTTCCACGGTTCAGTGCGCTCCTCATACTGGAGGCCAAGGAGTTTGAGTCCTTCCGTGTACGCCTTTTCCCAGTCCTTGCGTGATTGCTTGTCTTGGTCAATGTCGCCTTCTAGTTCAGATGCCATTGACATGATGTCATCTTCTTCCAGTGTCTCGGCTAAGTTCTCGTCAAAGGTGTCGTCCTTACCTTTACCAATACTGATCTCCAAGTCGCCTGCGTGGATGTTTACCGCTTCAGGATCAACAATTTCAATCTCAATGGGTTCCTCGTCCTGCGCCATTGACTCCATACCTTGTGGTTGTTGGAACAGAGCTTTGTCTATATTGGTGGCCATCATTTATCCTTAGTAGTACGCCGCAGACCGGCGTTTGAAAAATCGGGGTTCGTCTGGTTCATCCGTGTCAATACGGATAAAACCACCTTGTCTGACTCGCAGCAGTGCTTGGGTGGTCGTGTCAACATAGTCATCGTTCTCTCCCACAGGGAAAGACGCAACCTCTTCTATCACTTCGCGTGCCCAGCGTGTGTCAGGTGCCCACACCAGACCAGATGTAAACATGTCGGCTACGGCGTTGACACGCACCATCTTATCGTTTCCACGGCTCGGTGTAAATTCCTGCACGGGGATGCCCATGTTGCGTAACTCTTGGATCAGTGGCCCACCAGCGGCTTTCTTCTCCACAATGAACGCATCAGGCTCCCACTCTTTGTAATGTTTCAAAGCAGTAATTTTAAGTTCTGGAAATGGCATCCTATCTTTAAAACCATCCAACAAAATTACTTGCGCCGCGTTGTTCTCTTCTTCGTTGTAGAACACACCCCACGTTGTGCACGCGCTGTAGTCAGATGTGCTCTTGGTCTCGTGCGCCGTATCCCAGCTCTGGATTATGTACTCACAGTCTGGTGGTGTATCGCTTGGCCAAATGCGCCAGTGCTTTCTGGCAATGATCGCTGAGTTGTCGCTTGTCGGCTGTTGCATGTACTGGGCGTTCCAGTACTTTGGATCCATTGCAGACTTGGCACTTAGTAAAGACTCCAGCGGCCATTGCTCTGGCCAGAGCGACTTCTCGTTGTCCGTTCCTTCATGCAGGATGGCTGGTAGCTCTACGATCTCCCATGTAGGAGAGTCTGGGTTCTTTACTTGGTAGTCGATCAAACGTCCGGTCAAGTCCAGCTTACCCCAGCGCGTCATGATGACAATGATCGCACCGCCCGGCATCAAACGCTGGAGTGGGCCTGTTTGAAACCAACTCCACGCTGTATCAAACGCCAGTCGGCTGTTTGCCTTTACGTCTTGTTCTGAGTGTGGGTCGTCGATAACGAATAAATCAGCGCCGCGACCGGCAAGAGCACCACCAACACCAGCAGCGTAATACTGGCCCCCAGCAGCAGTACTCCACTTTCCAGCAGCTTTCTGGTCATCTGCAATAAGAGTTTGAGGAAACAGTTCATGGTAATGTTCATCATCCAGTAAGTTACGAACCCGACGACCAAAGTCTTCGGACAAAGAAGCTGTGTGCGTTCCCATGATGATCTTCTTATTAGGGAAATTACCTAGAAAATACGCGGGGAACAGGTAGCTGGAAAACTCAGACTTACCCATACGTGGCGCAATATTGATGATGACGCGCTTCTTTTCTCCTCTGATTACCGCATCGAAGATGCGTGCCAGCTTCCTATGATGCGGCCCAACTTTGAATCCGGGGTATACATGCTTGGCAAACTCCAACATGTTGGTGCGTCCAGACACCAGCTTATATCTCTTCTCCCTTTCTTCTAACATGTCCATGAGTTCAATCTTTTCTTTGAGGCTCATAGTGGGTAAGGCACGTTGGATTGCCTGTATTTCCCCAGTGTTTAACGTTAGACTTTCAAGATTCATCTGGGGTAGCCGGTAAGGGGTTGCTTACTTCTATGTCTTCAATTGGTTCAGCGTCGGTCACGTTCATGAACTTGGCAAGCTTGTCCTTGAGCTTTTTGTCGATTTCTTCGTCGGTCAGATCTGTCTTTTTGACTTCAATCTTGTCGGTGAACAATCCAACTTCCGTGACCTTGCCCAACAATCCCAACGCTTTTAGTCGGATATTGGCGTTGGGGTTTTCGCATTCTTCCAACAGTTTGGCCACTGTGTAACCACGTAGCTCTCTAGCCTGATGCACAAATTCCCAGTCATACGCTGTCAGCATACCCACCAGATGTTGCACTGCAACAGGCGTTTTAATCTGGGTTAGATGTTCGTGCGTGATTTCTGCTGGCGCGGAAGAGATGAGGTTTGTGAAAGATGCGCGTGCCGCTTGGACTTCTGCTTGAGTGACCACTGTATCTGTGTCAGCCGCACCCAACCCTTTCAACCACTCGGTTGTATTAACCTTGGCGTCGATTACATCCGCCGGATGTTCTTTTTCAAGCGGCGTAGGTTTACCGGAGTAATCAATTACTTCAGGTTCAAATTCAATTAAGTGTTCTAGCATCAGCGCATAAGTCCCTTGTACCTGCGATGCGCGGAGTGTATACTACTTTTAAGTGATGCGGCAAGCAGTTGTCCGTTGCTTCTCCTCGGTTGTTGGTTCGACCGTTCAGCCCCCGTCAGAAATGCCGGGGGTTTTTTTATGGATTGTTGTCCAGTGTTGGACAAGAGATTTTATAATTTTTTATAAAAATTTATAAGAGTGGTATAAAGTATTACAAAAGTGCTGAGAATGGTTGGGGAATAGTGTTCACACGGAACGGGGCATGACGCAGCCAACAGGGGTGGTGGGGGGTAGGTGGGGTCATCCATCGGGGAAGCTTTTTAAAGTTCTCATTCCCCCCAGAGTTTTAAACTGAAGGTGTTGCTGTCGAGGGACGACAGTAACAAATGCCCTACATCGGGGCAAATGGGGGTGAGCTTACCCCCATTTTTTGTTAGTTAAATCAAGGAGTTCTACCATGCCAAATCGTAAGTCAGTTGTTCTCGCATTCATCTCAACTAAGCAGGCGCACGATGTTGCCATTGCCAACTTAGTGGCGGACATGAAAGGCACGTCATACATCAAGTATCGTGCCGAAGCTGCTGCCATCATTGGTGCGAAGTATTCAGTTGAGCCCCATGTGAGTCAACTCAAGAAGTGGATGACATTCGAGAAGGACACAGCAGCAGAGCAGGCTTTGTCCGCATTGATGAAACACCACCCAAAACGTCCTACCAGTGGTAGCACTGCGCCTGCTGTGACATTGCCCAAGGCAACTTTCAAGGCTGTGCAAACTACCATCATCGAAGGTGAGCTGACCAAGGCTCAATTCGAATTACTCATCAGCGAGTTGCGTGCAACCATCCAATTCGTTTAAACAAATGGGGGTGACCTTACCCCCTTTTTTCCACAGCGACACGTGCGTCCTGCCTTGTCGCTGTTTCTTTTCCTGTCCAACCAAAACCAAACGGAGATTTATCCATGAACCTTGCAGTTATCCCAAGCCCTTTCACCAAGGGCGCATTTGTCATCATCCTTGCACCCCGCACAGGCACAGAGAATTTGATTCTTTGCGAATCAGAAATTGAGGGCGGTTTACCTATCGAATGGGTAAACCAAAAATTACCAGAATCAATGATTGCGCTCATCAACGAGTTGGGTTTTGGCACATACCAAATGCTTTACGAAGAAACCTGTCATCTCCGTCTTAACCCCGTCACACTTTAAGGAAACTCTGCAAACTCATGCACTGCGTGGGTTTGCGGGGCAATCCTGCCCGATAAGGAGAAACAACCATGAACCAACTGAAATATCGTATCCATCCTGACATCCAAGCAGAGCTTGCCAAGCTCAAGAAAGAACTGCGTCACCAGACGCAGGACAACCCCAAGCGAGGCTACGGCTATGCCGATGCACCCAAGACATGGGATGCATTCCGTGCTCAGTGCAAACCTGTCGAGTTCGTCCGTAAGTAAACCAAAAGGGGGTAAACCTACCCCCATTTCACAAGGAGAAACACCATGCGTTCTACACACTTCCCCATCCTCAGAGATGTAGGCACAATCACCATCAAGGGTACAGAATGGCGCTTGCAAGAGTACATACCCAACCCCAAGATGCTGAACCACAAGTGGCTCACTGCCTACAGCATCAAGCTCAGCAAGAAAGAAACCTTTGTATCAGACGCGGCATTCGAAGCGTGGCTCGACAAAATGCAAGCACCAAAACAGATGTCATTATGTCTATGACCTGTTAAATTTCCTGAGAAAGTGTTGGAATCTTAGCTTCCATGATTTACCCCATCGTGTTAAATCTGGTACAGCATTTCGACCAGCAACGGCGGGGATTTTTGCACGCACTGTCCTATCTATCTATCTATATAATAATATATTTATATATTAGGGTATTTATATTTGTGTGTGTTCTTTCCCCGCCGTTCTCTTTTACTTTCTTTGGCTTAGGCGTTTGTTGATTTCTTTTTTGACGGATAGCTGGACAATTTCGCACAGAATCCAGCAACCACGGGGCTCAAAACCTGTCCGAAATTTAACACACTATGTTATAATGTCGGACACTATCCGTGTTTTACATTTCAAAAGGACATAATCACATGAGTTACAAGTACGAACACCTCATGCGGCTCACATCAAACGAGCTTCACAACCACTGCGAACGGCTACTAAAGAAGGGCATCAACCCCCTGCTTGTGGCTGACATCAAGAGCACAGTGCTCGAGAACAAAGCGCATCGCAAGTCACACCGAGCGCACCTCAAGCAGGTGCATAACCAATGGCGTGTCATTATGTCCCCCCTCATGCACGAGAAGAAAGCCGTGCGTTCGCTGAGCTACTACAAGAACGCCAAGTCACCTGAGCAACGCAGTGCTGCGCTTGAGGCGTATGCCTTGGTGCTTGACACACTTGAGCAAAAACTCAAGGCAATTGAGCGTGAGGGTACAACCCCGATGCAACACGACAAGACCAAGACACATTGGACAGACTATGTGCCACAGCACATCAAGGACAGGGTGTGTGCCTTGTTCGATGCGATACCGCACTACCCACGGCAGAAAGTCAAGCACCCATTCCCACGCACCATGCCAGAGGAACAACACGCCAAGCTCAAGGCACGACTGATACAGCGTACTGAGAAAGACCTACGCCGTGCCAAGCAGGATGCACTACTCAACCCAGACAACGAAGAGATAAAAGCCCTTGTCAAACGAATTACAGATGCGCTTGTCTTTATCGACAAGCTCGAACCGAACGAACCTGTGCCAACAACGTGGCACGGATTAAAGATTTGAAATGGGGGTAGGTTTACCCCCAATTGGTCAGCGGAGATTGGGCTATGCCGCTGACCACCTCGATACTAGCCTATTGGAGAAGCAAAATGAAACCAACTTTGTTCAAAGTGAAATGTGTAGACGACAGCGCCAGCCACGGCTACTTGACAGCGGGGCAAGAGTACGAAGTCATTGAGGTGCTCGAGCCTGACACGATGGGGCTTATCAACACGCGAGGTAAGCACGAAGGTGAGATAACAAACAACGAAGAGACTGTGTACCAGTTGGCGAAGCAACCCTTCGCCCGTTGGGATGCAAGCCGCTTTGAGATTGTCAACTAAAGGAGAAGCATCATGAAAGTGAGAAAGATAAAACAACGACAGCTCACGCTGTTCAAGCGCCACGCATTCAAAAGATTCTTGGCAAAGATAGACGCAGGCGGTTACACCGCATACGACTGGAGAGACGACAGCTTTTGGGAGGAGAAAGCATTGTGAAATTAGTACACATACAACAAGCTTTGTTTGCAGCGTATGACATGAGCAACGCAATGAGTAGAGAGGATAGACGCAAGCCCACTGAGGGAGAGAGTATGGGCGAGTGCTTGGATGAAATCATCGGCACACTTGAGAACCTCGAAGCAGAGATAGAAAAAGAAGTTAACGAGGACAGCGAAATCGTTGACACCAAACTACCAAACATACATCAACACTTCTTTGCCGCTAGTGCGTTTGACTATTGTGCATCGACACCAACACGAGACCTGCGTGAGGTCATATCAATCATGGAGAAGTACAACCACTCTTACAACCTGTACCTAGTACCTGTCTCGCATGACACACCATACGAGATTAACTTCTATCAACCACAAGTTGAGGGAACGCAGTGGCTCGGCTACTTTGAAGTCAACAAGGGAGAGTAAATGAAATTTAGAGATGTACCCGATGCGGCATGGGATGCCGAGCCTACGCCGATACCAACCAAGACAGTGGTGTCGTATGACTGGGATGCACTGCGCTTAGTCCTTGAGACTCAAGGCTTTGTTGTCATCGAGTCCGAAGTAACACGCCGCTTGAGCACAGGCGCAGAGGAATCCGTACTGGTCAAAATGTTCAACAGTTACATGAGGACTACTAAGAAAACAAAACTGTTCACACGCAGACTCAGCAAGACACGCTGGATATGCACAACCTAACAACGCAGGACTAATTGTTCTGTCAACAAATGGGGGTAAGCCTACCCCCATTTCATCGACGTGTGTCTCACACACAAAACAAAACTAAATTAACTTTGGAGAAGTAACATGAAACTGTACCTCATTTCTTTTGTCCCTAGCGACACTGACAATCACGCCACTCGCACCCTGTTATTAGTTAACGCACTTGGTGAGTTCAAGGGGCTTGAGCTGTCTGACAGTTGTGTCGCGCAGATCGGCGTTCCCAATGCCGAGATCAGCTACCACAGCTGGGATCATCCACACAGCATCTTCAGATTCATCGACAGCTGGGATGAGTTAATGGCAGCCATTGAGTCATTCCGTAACAAGCTTGCGACTGCGTTCGATTGCGAGGTGACTGCCAATGTGCAGGAATTAACGGGCGACGCACGCAAGTGGTTCTTGACTGTCGGTATGTGTGAGCTAGTGTGTCGTTGCCTTGACTCTATCGTTGGTAGCCTGCCATATGGCGGTGAGAACAACAAGCGCGAACGTTTGGACGATCTCACTGCCCATATAAGTTCTCGTGTTGGCAAGAAAACTACACCTTTCATTAGCTGGAAGGGTCAGCACTATGAAAACCCTTACAGCTACTCGTACCACAAGACGAAGGCTCGCCACATCGGTGAGGCTATCGCTCAGTCCATCCGAGATGGTTGCGATAGGTTCAGCGGGGAGTTCATGCCCGACTACGATACCAACTCTAGTCTGTATCAACGCTTCGTACAAGCCGCGTCTGCTGTGTTAGGTGCTCAAGACATTAGCCTTGAGATTGTCGAGCAGTACTGCGACCACTGGGATTATCCACACAACACATCCGAGGTGAGCATTGGGCGTGGTCGCTATCGTTCCTACTGTCAATGCTGTGTTGAGGACAACGAGGTAGTCGTTGAGACATATGACACTGGCGTCTTGATGTTGCGTGATAACGCGTACTTCAACGACAACAATGATGAGTGGTATGAGAACGAGCCAGAGGATCTGTACGATGACAACGACGAGGATGATGACAATGATACTAGTCGCCTAATGTCATACAGAACCAACATACTTAAGGTGCTTAGCAAGGATGGTTCGTTCGAGTCGTCTGCGTTCGGTGAGTTCCACATGGGCATCGAGCTCGAGCTTGCGACCAACGGCTTTGTCCACGAGGCGGTCGATGATCTGCGTAGCCAGCTCGGTGAGGACTACATCATCTGTAAGTCGGATGGCTCGTTGCCTTCGGGCGGTGTCGAGATTGTCACGACTCCACGCGGCTTAGCTGACCACATCAAACGCTTCAAGGCATGGCAAGTCAGCAGTCTGTATCGTGCATGGAACACAGGCGTGTGCGGTATGCACGTGCATCTTGACTCTCATGCGTTCACTCGCATGACGTTGGGTAAGTTCATCGTGTTCATCAATGACGCTAAGAATGCCGATTTCATCCGCAAGATCGCAGGTCGTCATCCACACATTGACAGCCAAGCGCAGTCATACTGTGCCGCTGAGGGGCAGGAAGTTCTTAACAATCCATCCAAGGCGTTGAAGGGTAAGAGCACTAACCGCTATTACATGGTCAACACCACGTGCTTGCGTAGAGCAGAGGCCGAACGCTTGGGTGTGCATTATGTTGGTGAGCGTCAGTTCGATACTGTCGAGCTTCGCATCTTCCGCGCATCCCTCAAGAAAGAGCGACTGCTTGCACAGATCGAGTTCACTCATGCTGTCGTCATGTTCTGTCGCATCGCAAGTATGCGTGACCTCGATGGCGTGTCGTTCCTCAAGTGGCTCAAGGCTACCGACAACCGCTATCCACATCTGTCTGACTGGTACGGCATCCGCCGTCGTGTGGGTGCGAAGAATGCTGCACCCACTGAGTCGATCTGCACTGACACCATCGCGTCTACCGACTAATCCATAACACTCAAACGAAAGGAACATCACTATGTGTTTAATCATCACTGGCACTTCTGCCAAAATCCGTTCGACTCTGCTCGACACACACGCACTCATCAGCGACATCTACACCAGTAATCCTGATGGCATCGGCATCATGTATGCAACGACCAAGGGCTTGAAGGTTGTCAAGGTATTGCCTAAGTCTCTCGCTGACGCAACGCAGTTCATTACCAAGTTACCCAACGATGATCGTGAGCTTGCGATTCACTTCCGCTGGACTACGCATGGTCATACCGATATGACTAACTGCCATCCATACGATGTCATCCCTGGCTATGTTGCGATGATGCACAACGGCGTGTTGCATACAGGCAATGCTGCCGACAAGTCCAAGTCCGACACATGGCATTTCATCCATGACTATCTTGCCAGTCCTGTTGCTGAGCATCCTGCTCTCGTGCACAACGAGAAGTTCCTCGACATGGTTGCCGAGTTCATCGGTGACAATCGCTTCGTGTTCATGGATGGTGATGGCAAGATGAGCCATGTCAACTATGACCAAGGCATCGAGCACGACGGCTTGTGGTTCAGCAATACGTATGCATGGAGACCTAGCCGATTGATCCCGTCGTATCAGTACTCGACTAAGTATTCCGCACGTTACTACGACAGTATGTATGAGGACTACAAGTATGACAACTCATACGGCGGTTACAAGTCCCTGCCTTCCAACTCATGGAAGGACGAGGAGGATGCGTATGAGATCAAGCCCCGCAAGTTATCTGCACATGACCCTGCGTGGGACGAGGATGACTACGAGTTTGCTGATGACACAGCGCTGACGCTTGACCCTATGGACTTGCTTGATGTCTTGATGGGTGCAGATGTTGACTCTGTGTCAGACCTGCTCGAGGAGGCACCAGAGACTACTATAAACATTCTCTGCAACACGTTCACGTGTGAGCCAACCCCGTGGGTTAAGGCTAGCGATATGTCCGTGCTTGAGAACAGCATCTACCAAGCGTTCCTTGCTGGCGATGCTGTTGCCTTGCTGGACACTGTGGAGGCTGGGCTGAATGGTAACGTAGCTGACGTTGCTTGCTATTACCTGAACTGGTCGTACAGACTGGACAAGCAGGTATTGCCAGCATTGCTGTAATTAGTATTGGGGGTAATTTTACCCCCATTTTTTAAACCAAGGAGAAGAATGATGAAGATAGCAGTACTGAACACACCTTATGTAGATTTGGATGACTTGATTGAAGAACACGGAGAAACCAAAGCAGAAGCCTTGTTCGAGCAATTCAGAAATACACCGCCAAAGGGAGAACCCGATAAGGAGTTTGCACAAAGCATTGTTGACCGCTTGCCGAAAGGTATGGCGGTGCTGGCAAAAGTCGAATGGATGTTAGAAAACCCCGAATCTGAATCGGATTTGCATTGGTGCCAGCTCTACCACTTTGACTTCCCAACAATAAAAAGCTGGGGGATGATTGAGGTAGGAGGCAACCACTACTACGCATATGTCGAGGGCGATGACAATGGTGGTGAAACATGGAAGCATCAGGGGGACGCTATCCAGTATCTTGAAGACACAGTTACACGATTAGGAAAGGAGAAAGCAAAATGAGATTATGTTTTTGGAGAAGTGACAGGTACTCATCATATCTTGAAGCAACGGCAGAGGGTGGGTTGCGTGAGATAAGTGGGTTGCATACTGAGTACCGCAGACTGTACGAAACGGGCGGTGACTTGGCAGATACCCTTGACGCGATACACATCACGGCTCGCATGATGGACGACAAAGCAAGGCTTAGCTATCTCCTGCTTGATGATGACGGTACGTTCTTGGACGCTTGTTAAACAAAGGAGAAATGAAATGACTGACAAGACATACAACGGCTGGACAAACTACGCCACATGGCGTGTGAACCTTGAGATATTCGATGGAAATGAGTTGGATGAACTGTTCGACTTGACTCTGCCCGTTGAACAACTGCGCCATGTGTTGCAGGACTACGTACAGGGGCACATCTACGAAGCGGGTGGTGGCGATGGCAACATTGCTGTGGACTATGCGCTAGCATTCTTGTCCGATGTGAATTGGTACGAGATAGCAAAGCACATGATTGAAGATTACAAAGAAGAGATTGAAGAGTAATCACTAACTTGTCAAACAGTTGACAACCTCGGGAAACCGAGGTACATTTTTTATTCAAGGAGGAGCATCATGCCAGACTTAAAAAGCGAAATGAGTAAGGTTCTCAATGAGTGGGAACAAGACGCACAACAAACACAGGAGAAGCAAGTGCCAAAACAAATATTCACACCAACCAACAACGTAACGCAAGAGACGTTTATCTACGTGCGAGACAACCCAAACAAAACAAGCAGTGAGGTATGCGATGCGCTTGAGGTGAGGGGATTCAAGCGGTCATCTGTTGGGTCGTTGCTCACGCAGTTTGTGAAGCAGAATCAAATGACAAAAGACCATAACAGCAGGCTTAGAACCTCTGTGCCGAGGTACGTACCGCTGAAGTCCACAAGACAGTTAAGAGCAGAAGGCAAGCGAGCAAACAAGATTGTACAAATCAAGAGCAAGCCAAAGAGTGCAGGCATCGCCGCTTTGCATGTCGATACTACGACACAAACATCTTTCTCAGTAACACCGTGGACTACAGACGGCATCATCAGCAAACTCAGCGTCATACAAGCGCGTGCCTTGTACGATGAGCTGAAGAAAATCTTTGGAGGTTGATATGTGGGATGTACTTATAACTGTGACCCTCATGGGGTTTGGTGCCGTAGCACTGATAACTATCTGCGGTCTGATTGGATGGGCGATATTTTTTATTCAGAACGGAGGTAGGGATGACTGAATTCAACAGACCAACAAACCCACCAGCATTTCCAAATGCTCATTACCACAACGTATCTGGCATGACCTTGCGTGACTACTTTGCGGCAAAGGCTATGCAAGGATATATTTCAGCAAGGGGATGGCATCCTGACTTCACC